GTGATTGAACCACTCGTTGGGGTGTTCTAAAACCTCGTACATGAATTGATATTTAACTTCAAAATACGTAAGCAATTTTTTGTTGCCTACCAATTTTAAAATAACTCTTTCAAACTCGTTGTGTTTATCTTCGGATAGTAATTTTTTAATTTCTGGTTCAGATCCGTAATATGTTCTCCAATCTGATTCTTTAGTGACTATTTTAGTAGTAGGTTTTCTACCTGGACCTGTTTGTATAGCTATTTCTTTTTTACCTAGTTTGGTTTTTTTATTGAAATAGAGTACTTTTTTACCAATGTAGGATTTACCTGTAGGGGTGTGGGTTACTTTATATACAAAACCGTATGTGTCTTCTGGAAATTGAGATGTGTTCTCAATTGTACTTTCATTATATAACCAATTCATATTTAATTATTTATCAAAATTTATCAATATTGTAGTATCTGTAGTACGGGAAGTAGGTAATGGTTTAGCTAATTTACCTACTGCTAATAAATTATAGTCCCCATCATATAAACCAACAGTTGTAACATAAGGTGCAAAGAAAGAACCGGTTGCAAAATTGTACAATTGTCCTTCACTTCCTGAGATTATACTTGGGTTATTAGAATAGTTAAATTCATCTGCTCCAATAGTACATTTATATTGGGTTTCATATAAAGTGTATGAACTTGAAAAAGAACAAACTACGTCTGAACCTGTTATAAACGCTAGTATAAAATCCGTGTGTAATGAAGGCATTATTTAATATATTTGTTATAAATATGCAATATCTTTATAATAGTATATAATCTTTTAAATTTAAAATTCTAGGTAAAAAAAGAATTAACATAAACATTTCCAGGTAGTGTTTTATAAAGTGGTTTAAACTTGCTAATTAAATAAGGTAAGCTAAGTTGATCTTGAACTGAGTATAGACAATTATGATAAAACCATTCTTTCATAAGATTATAATTTTTATCAATTACTAAGTCTTTAGAATAAATAAATATCCCACATTCAAATAATTTATTATCAATAAACTTAGAATCAGCGTTATAGGCATTTACTTGTTCTTTCATATTTTCACCTTGATAACGATCAATTAAATATTGATTTCCGTCTTTTATTAAACTTTCAACAAAAAGATATTCACTATTAACACTATTTCTTTGAGAATGATTAAAAAAACATGCATCCACATCTTGACACTCTTTTACTATTTTATCAATACAATCTGGGGAGGTAATATTGAAACTAGAGTCAATCCATATATAATAATCATATCCAGGATATAGTTCCCAAGAAAGCATTTTGGGCAATTTTCCCCTAAGTCGGGGGTGCATAGCTTTAATTCTTTCAGATTCTACAGTGCTGTCTATACGGTTAAATGTGATATTAAAAGTATTTGATTGTTGCTTAACCCAGAATGAGTTTAATCTAGAACCAAATGAAGCAGTAGTAACTAGAACAGTTTTATTCACTATTAGTATATTGTTTTAGTAATAATTGATAGTCTAAATTCCATTTAGGTAAAAGTGTTATAACTCCTGTAGGAATAAGACCCTGACTACGTAAATTCTCTATATGTTCTGAGTGTCTTATAAGAATATTAGGTTTGGTTTCATCATCATTACCTTGACCACTCATGTGATAACTTCTACCACCCCACATATAAAACCAAGAAACATCACAATCTGGAGGAGAAGCTAATACTATATTATTAGATTGGGATTTTATTTTTAAGACAAATGTCATATCATATCCGGCGTTTTCTAAAGCATGACCCCCAATTTTTTTCCAAATATTTTTAGAATAAACAATACCAGAATTACCTAAACCTGTTATTGCTGATATCTTTTTATCATTAAATAATACACCTTTTTCCCAATGAAGAAGATCGGTATTAGATAAAAAATATTTAGCAATATTATAAAGATGATTGGGCATGGCTATATCATCATCATCCCATACAGCAATTATATCTCCTTGACAAAGATTAACTGCAAAATTTTCTTTAGCACCAATAGTATCAAAAGTTTTAGGGATATTGTAAATAAAAACTTCAGGATGATCATATACTAAGGTTTGTTCGGGATAATCATTAACAATTATAAGTTCTTTTTTTCCTAAATAATCTTGTTTTAAAAAAGATTCTATAGATTCTTCTAATGTATCTACTCTTCCGTAAGTAATACACTTAGCACTAATAAAAGGATAGTTATTTTCCATAAAATATAGATTACTTATTATTGTAAAATTAAAAAATATAATTTTTTAGAGTAATACTGTTTTTTCTGCTGTTTTTTGTACCCAATCCCAATAATACCAATTAGCGGTATTTTTATTAGGTTCGGGGGATGAGTTGTAAGGTAATTGATATATATATTGGGCTTTATAAAATAAACCTGAGTTGCTATTTGTAACTCCTGCGTTGTGCATAATATTCATTTTATGGTAATCTGCTTCAGAAGAGGTAGACCAGCTGAAATCAAAATTAGGGTGGGTAATTGTATTTTTACCCATTAACCATCCTTTCCAAAGAACAGCCCACATATCAGAGCACCAGATTTGAAGTTCGTGGTATGAAGGATTTTCTTGTTTTTTGTGATTGTTTAGTTCAGTTATTTCTTTGAACATTTTGTCACATTTTTCCTCTACCCAATTCCAGTATTCGTATGATAAATCTTTCATTAGATATTGAGCTCCAATGCAATTAAGCTCATTATCTTTAATTACTTGTTTATCTATATTCATTATAGAACACATTTGTTCTAGCACATCCTCACCTTTAGATATAATGTAATCGTGTGAAATGTACCATCTTACATCTGATCCATACCAGTTATCGTCTTGTAACATTTCATCTGTAATCCAATCTTTGGGTGGTTTGGTAAAGATAATATCGCAATCGTGATAAAAAATTGCATCATCTTGTAGATATGGATGTTGTTGGAAATGTTGTTTTAGGATATTGGGGCGAATAGAGGAAATGTAATGGTTATTTTCTCTTGTATCGTCATAAAAGAAAAATCTAGCGGGATAGGCACTAGCTAATTTTTCCCAATCTTCAGGAATATTTCTATCTATTTTCCAACACACAATATCTATATCGTTAGGGTTTACACCCATAGATATAAAATTGTTTAACATAACTTCTATTTGCCATGCATAATAGTTGTTGGCAGGTTGTGCGCAAACATAACGTAATTTTTTCATTTAATATAACTATATTTTTAATATATTAAGTATATTCTTCAGTACAAGATAATGTTATAATTGGACTACTTGTTCCACCAAAAGCAAGTGCAGAAGTTTGTGTTCCTGCTCCGGCTAAAGAGGTTCTTGAATTTATTAAAGGACTACCTGAGGACCATGATGTACCATTATATTCTTCGGTATTACCTACACCAGGTGCACCACCAAAAGCAAGTCCAGCATTTTGTGTTCCCGCTCCTGCTAATTGAAATCTTGCGGTTATTAGAGCACCACCTGAGGACCATACTGAGCCATCGTATTTTTCGGTACAGGATAAAACAGTAGGTGTAGAACCACCAAAAGCAAGTCCTGCGGTTTGTGTTCCTGCTCCTGATAAACGTTCTCTTGCTTGTATTAAAGCACCACCTGAGGACCATACTGAGCCATTATATTGTTCTGTACAGGATACTCTAGTAGGTGTAACATACCCACCAAAAGCAAGTCCAGCATTTTGTATTCCTGCTCCTCCTAAATCATTTCTCCCAGTTATTAAGGCACCTAACGTAGACCATACTGCACCGTTATATTCTTCAGTGCATGCTACAGTAGTAGGTGTTGCACCACCAAAAGCAAGTCCGGCGTTTTGTGTTCCTGCTCCTCCTAGAAAATGTCTTGATGTTATTAAAGCCCCACCTACAGACCATGATGTACCATCATATGCTTCAGTGCATGATCCTACGGTATTAGGATAACTATTGTATCCACCAAAAGCAAGTCCTGCATTTTGTGTTCCTGCTCCCGCCAATTCAGTTCTTGCTGTTATTAAAGCTCCAGAATTAGACCAAGAACGACCAACTGGAGCAGCTGTAGTGGTTGTAGTTGTTGTAGTAGGGGCAGCTGTAGTAGTACTAGTTGTTGTAGTAGTTGTTGGTGCCGCAGTAGTTGTACTAGTTGTTGTAGTAGTTGGAGCTGCAGTTGTAGTTGTAGAAGTAGTTGATGTAGTTGTAGTAGTTGGAGCACAAGGTATAGTTTGTGTTATTGAATTTGTACAATCTCCAGTTGATGTTACTGTAACTTGAGTTGCTAAATCATCTACACTTACGCTTTTACCCGCTAATAGTTCACTTTCGGTTGCTGTTGATGGTGTTACACTACCAACATTTGCAGTAAGATTAAAGTTAGGTCCTAAATCGATACCTAATCCTGCTCCTAAAGTTAATGTTATACTTCTTGCCATTTTTATTTAATTTATATTCCAGTATCGGTTATTACAATAATACCATGTTCATATATAATATTACCTACATAATTATTACCTAATTTTATTCTACCCTCACCATCATCGTACAAAGTTCCACTTACTGAACTTTCTATTCTAAATGATCCAGGTTTAATATAATCACCAAATAATTTAGTGGGGATTGATATAATACCTATACTTTCGGTTGGGAATGTTTTCTGTGGATTTAAAGTGGTAATTTCAAAGTTATCATATAAAGTATTATATGTTTGAGATGAACCAGATGGGGGTGTAATTGTACCATCAGGATTAAAGCTAGCAACTACAGCATTTGATACTTCACCAAAACTACCTGAAAGGTAGTTAGTGTAATATAATTGTTTAGCTGAATTGTATATTGTAACTTGGTATTCTTGGGGTACTTGGCCTGTAAGTGATTTATTAGTTAAGAAATTACCATTAACACCTAGGTATCTATTTATTCCAACATCTGAGTCTGTAAAAAATGGCATATTCTATTCTTTATTTTATTATTGATTTAAGGACAACCACTTTGTCCAGATACTATCTGCATAGAGGCCCTAACGGTTTGTTGTGGTGAAGATGTACCTGCGGCATTGTCCCAAGTCCAGAAACGTCCACCAGATGATGGATCCGTGTATCTTTGATTAGTTAATATTGGGGTAATGGTGGTATCGTATAAAGGATCTCCGGGGTCACATGAATTTAAGGTATAATATAAAGGACCTGCTGTAGTTGTAGTAGTTGTAGTTGGTGATGATGTTGTAGTTGTTGTAGTTGTTGGTGCCTCTGTAGTTGTTGTAGTTGTAGTTGGTGCCTCTGTAGTTGTAGTTGTAGTTGTAGTTGGTGCTGCCGTAGTAGTTGTAGTAGTTGTAGTTGTTGGAGCTTCTGTTGTAGTTGTTGTTGTTGGGGCCGCAGTTGTAGTAGTTGTTGTAGTTGGAGCAGCGGTTGTAGTAGTTGTTGTAGGAGCAGCGGTTGTAGTAGTTGTTGTAGGAGCAGCGGTTGTAGTAGTTGTTGTTGGGGCCGCAGTTGTAGTAGTTGTAGTAGTTGTAGTAGTTGTAGTAGTTGTAGTAGTTGTAGTAGTTGGTATAGGAGTTACTGTAATAGTTCCGCCTGTAGAAGCTACCCCACATCCACCTGTTGTAGATGCTATATAATTAAATACTCCTTCTACTGTAGGAGTACCTGAAATAGTAAATGTATTACTAACCCAGTTACCTGTTACTCCTGATGGTAGACCAGATGCTGTAGCACCTGTAGCCCCAGTAGTAGTAAGTACTATTGGGGTCATTGGTGAAGAAACTTGTACACTTCTGTTTTCACCTGCTGTTATTGTGTTATCAGGAGTTACAGTAATAGTTCCAGTAGCATTTATAGCACCACATCCGCCTGTTAAAGGTATGCTGTAGTTGAAAGTACCACTATTAGTTGGGGTGCCACTTATGGTTATGGTATTTGAGGCAAAAGTTGCTGTAACTCCAGATGGCAGATTTGTAGGAGTACCTATACCTGTTGCACCTGTAGTTGTATGAGTAATTGATGGAGAAATTGCAGTGTTAATACACAAAGTTGGGGTAGAAGAAGGTGCTGAAGCTGTATTATTGGGGGTTACATTAATAGTTCCAGTAGCATTTATAGCACCACATCCACCTGTTAAAGGTATACTATAGTTAAATGTGCCACTATTAGTTGGAGTTCCACTAATAGTAATTACATTAGAGGCAAAAATTGCGGTAACGCCATTTGGTAGATTTGTAGGAGTGCCTATACCGGTTGCACCCGTAGTTGTATGAGTAATATTAGTTAAAACCGTGCTAATACACAAAGTTGGTGTAGAAGAAGGTGCAGAGGCTGTGTTATCAGGAGTTACATGAATTGTTCCAGTGGCATTTAAAGGTTCACATCCACCTATTAAAGGAATGATATAATTAAATGTGCCGGATTGAGTTGGAGTACCTGAAATTATAACTTGATTTGCTACTAAGGTGGCCGATACTCCATTTGGTAAGCCTGTAGAAGTTCCTAAACCCGCTACTCCTGTTACTTGATGAATAACTGTTGGAGAAATCGCGGTATTAATACATAAAGTTGGTTGATAAGATGCGGGGTTGACTGTAAAACAATTTAGGGTAATAGGTGTAGGATAAATATATGTTAGGTTATCAGTTACACTTTTAACTACTATATTATAAGTAGCATCACATAAATCTTCATATGTAAATGAAGTTAAAGTAGTAACAGAACTATAAGTAACACCACTATCTATACTGTACTGATAATTTCCACTTCCACCTTCAATATTAATAGTTATAGAACCTGTCCCTTCATATAAAGTGCAAAACCCTACTACACTTGTAAAAGTAATAGGTGTTGCCGAAAAAGTAAATCCCTTATTTACTTCTAAGGGAGATACTATTATATCTTGGGAATTAAATGTTTTAAAAACAGCCATTCATCTTAGAAATCTAACTTTATTCTAACTAGTGCTTCTTTAGTGAAATTCTTTTGAAGTGGTCTTGATAATTTAGCTACGGCAAGTAACTCGTTAGCATCGTTGTATAAACCTACAGTTGTAGGATAAACTTGAGGATTATTAATAAAATATGAATAAATTACTTCACCTGTAGAACCTGAAATAAAGCTAGGGTTGGTTGAATAATTAAATTCTGCATTTCTAGATCTAACAAATACAAAGTCGGATGTAATAGTTTCTTCAGAGTTTAACTCAAATGAGCTACCACTAACTAAAGCCTTATATAATTTTAATACATTTTGTCCGTCTGTATTAGGAGTTAAATTAGTATTTAATCCAAGACCACCAGCAGATCCAGTTGAATTTAATGCTAGACCATTTAATAAAATTATGGAAGTATCGGGAAAGAACAAGCCATAAGATCCGGAAGATGGAGTAAATCCTGTTCCTCCTAAAGTAAAATTATATGGTAAACCATTAGATCCACTTACTACTTGATATGCTCTTTGTGTCCCGTAATAAAGGGGAAGATTACCATTTTGAGAATTATCTGTTAAAGATAAAGTAGTAGAACCACTTGTTAACTTTAAGTTTAAAGAACCGGGTAATAATTTTTCTTTATATCTTGCTCTAGTTACATTTATTGCATAAAAATAACTACTAGTTACACTACCAAATAAAAATTGAGAATTTTCATCTTCTAATT